GATAGAGATGGTGATGGTATGGTTGGTGAATAAAGGTTTGAACATTGTGGAATACGTTCAATTCTAGCACTCTATATAAAAAATAGAGTGGAAATTTGCGTCCTAAACAATCTTTATGGCTACCCACTAAATAATACTTAGCAGGATACTATTTTAAAAATATCTCCAAGATGATTGGAATTTCAATTGTTTTAGGGGTATTTTATTTTGGCAACATTTACTAGCGAGGGCTTAGACTACTACTATATAATATAGCTGAAAGGAAGTGACTAATATGAATTTAGAAGAGATTCTTAAGAGAACACCTAATGTGATTGATGTATATCAAAAAGGTGACATAACAGTAATGATTTCACATAATCCTGATGGAAAGAGTTTCAAGAAGGATTAGAAGATAATTTTCGTCGTTGCCTACAAAAGGAATTCCCAGGATTATATGATTAACTTGAAGGAGTAATAAGCATGCAAAAAAATATAGATAAGATAGAAAATGTAATTGATACATATCAAAGTGGAAAATTTACAATGATTATATCGCATGATCCAGAAGCAGAAAGTTTTCATGAAGGGCTTAAAAAGTATTTAAAAAGTGTATTAATTAAAGAGTTTGGAGAGTAACCCGATCTATTTATAAGCCTGTCTGACTGCCTATGTGCGTCCTACAAATTGTTTGTAGCAAAAGTGGTATACTTATACCTTTTTAAAATAAAACAGGCTATATAAGGCGATTATATAAAATCATATTTTATAGAGGGTATTTATGGGAAATGAAAAAGAGATATATAAAACATTTTATAAAACGTATAGTGGAGATGATTTACCAAGTGGTAGAACAATTAATGTTACAATTAATTTAATAAAAACAGACAAACCAAGAAAAGAAACTTTTCAGCCTTACATAGATAAAATTATTAGAGAAATTAATTCTGGAATAGTTACTCAATAATCAGAACCTAATTAGTATTGTAAAAATATTACTAAAGTGTGTATTCTTCTGGTAAAGACAGAAAGTATAAAACAATTAATCTTCAGGAATATATTTCAAAATATCCCCAACATTACAATCAAGAATCCGGCATAAATCATCAAGTGTAGCTGTATTAATACCTTTGTTATTTCTTAATCGGGAAATGGTGCTGCTACTGATACCATGTTTATGAATCAGGATATAAGTTGATATGTTTTTCTTCTGAATTGTATCCCAAAATGAGTCAAATGTTATCATCTTTAGCACCTCCCTTGATATTAAGTATATTTCCATATCTAAATATTGACTATGCTCGAAAAATAGACTATATTGGAGGCAAGTATTTCTATTAAAAAAGGAGTGTTATAAGAAATGAGAAAGAAACTATCATTGATACTGGCAGTTATGATTATAGCTTGTTTGGCATTTCCACTTAATTCATTTGCTCTAACAGACGGATTACATGTATCTTCTAACTGTGATGGCCTTGGCGGTTTTTATCCATTAACATGGGATGAGAACCAGAAAGAATTCCATGATTATGTGTCAAGTATTAATAGTGACAATGTAAAAGTTAGGTTTTATTTCAATGCAGAAAATCAAGATAAAAAGTTTACCCTATATTCGGTTGATAAAGACACTATTAATTTAAGTCCTGTTACAGTTGGAGAAGGAGTTGTGTCTGACCCATACACATTTAAAAGAGGAATGAATGAATTCATCCTGACAACTTTTTATAATGTGGATGAAGATACTAAAACATATCCAATAAAACTTTATAAAGTGCGGGATAGAGACAATTATAAAACACCATTAATAACCGTCACCAATGGCGAAACTGTTTTATATAGCGGCAGTATACAACATGGAATACCTGATGGTAGTTTACGAAATGGAATAATTGTAGACAATTCTATCACATCTGCCAGTATACAGATTTATGCAAACGATTTGGGGCTTGATTCATGGGTGAAGCATAAAGTAGAGTTTAATAATGATAATGTAATATCGTCAGGATTGACATCAGGAGCCATTATTACACAAGAAAATATCGAACTGACAGATGGAGATAATGATTTTAGGTATGTTTCAGAATACAACGTTTGGGGAATTGCTATAGCTAGAAATGATAGTACATTTACAATAATAAGAAAAACTGCTGATACTGGTAATCCTAACCCTCCAGACGGAGGTACTGGCGGAGGCGGTGGAGGTTCAACTACAACCCCTCCAGTGGATACTACAATCGACCCAATTACAAACGCCGTGGTAGTTTCCGTATCCGAAACACAATTAGCAAGCCTATTTGCCATGTTAGAAGATAGACCCGATGAAATAAAGCTTGCTATCATCAGAATCCCTACGGTTGCAGGACTAGATAAATACGGTATCCAATTACCCGTGACAGCATTCACAGCTTCAAATTCAACTGGTATTAGATTAGAAACTGATATAGGTTCATTGACTTTGATGGATACCATGTTGCAGAACACAATAAATGCTCAAAATGTAAAATTCAATATGGAGTATGTTGATAAAACTGCTTTGGACGAAGGAATTCAAAATACAATAGGCAACCATCCAATTATCAGTTTAAACATGGAATTAGATGGAGAAACGACAGAGTGGAATAATCCCGATTCACCAGTAATTGTATCAGTACCCTATACTCCTACACCTGAAGAATTGGCAAATCCTGAATTGATTACAGTATACTATATTGATGGACTAGGTAATTTAAATGCTATTCCGAATGCAACCTATGATTCCACAAATGAATGTATGGTATTTACCACAACTCATTTTAGTGACTATGCTGTGGCTTATAGCAATAAAACTTTTGCAGATATTACGGATGGAAATATAAAAAATGCGGTAGAGGTATTAGCCGCAAAAGGGATTGTGAACGGAAAGACAGAAACAGAATTCAAGCCGAATGATACAGTCACAAGGGCAGAATTTATTACCATGTTAGCTAGAGCGTTTGAATTCAATAAGGCATTTGAAAATATTTTTACCGATATGGATTCAAGTAAATACTACTTTAAGCCTGTAGGAATGGCAAAAGAAATGGGCGTTATCAATGGGGTAGGAAATAACAGATTTGACCCGAATGGGACACTCAATAAAGGGCAGATAGAAATTATCATTAATAACTTTAGAAAAATAGGAAAGTTAAATATTGATGATGTGACATTAATGTCGCTTTTAAGCAAAGTAGATAAAGCCAATAGGGGCGAATGTGCTGTATTGATTTATGATTTGATAAGGTAGGTAATCAAAACCTCATATTTATAAATAATACTACCTCTATATAAAAAAAAGTACCGTTAATCGGTACTTTCATTTTTGTCTATATATTTTGATACGTTTTCTTCTATGATCCTTCCTGCTATGGCTGAACGGCTGGTTAAATCTTTTTTAGCAATATCATCAAGTACTTTAATTAATTCAATTCTTACTATTGCTTGAACTACTGATTTTCCTTCTCTTAATTTTGCCATAATTATTACCTCCTATCTAACCTATGCTCATTATTATACTACTGTTTATTAGAAAGTCAATAGAAATATAATAAATTTTTATTTGATAATATTATTGACATTCTAATAGATTTCTATTAGAATTAAATCAGAAAATATAACCAATGAAAAGAAAGGGATGGGTGCTAAAGATGAAAATGAAATTTATTAATTTTGACGGCTATAATGAAGACGATCTTAATATTTTCGTTATTAACCGGGAACTAAATAAGCAACTAGAAACAGATTATGAGCACGGCGAAATTCTACCTATAAAAATGGGACTTGATAAACTTGATCGTCATAAAATTTTTTTAACAATTTTCACTGAAGTCTAAAATATTTAGATAAAACTTAGGAGGAAAATAAAATGATGAACGTACAGAAAAATAACAATGTAGACAAGCAAGAATTATTAGAATCATTACAACTCTTTGATTATTTCTGCATTGATAAAAATGTAAGTTTAACTACAGAAAAAAGAAGAGGAATAATGCAATCTTCTGTTTATCACAGCGTTAATCTTCACTGGAAAGACTCTGTATTCAAATTTCAGAACAAGCATGACGAAGATATAAATATGTATCTGTCGGCAGACATTGAAGAAATTGAATTTGACGATGGAGTTTTAAAAATACATATTGAAAATTGCCCCGAAGTTGTTACAATCCGATGCTGTAAAAAACATTAACATAATATGCTATAATTAATAATGAGAATGATATAGCCATTAAGGGAGGGTTTAATAATGAACGAAGAAAAGAACAGAGAACAACGGCTCCGCAGAAAGGCAAAACAACAAGGTTATTCAATCGTGAAATCAAGGATAGCAGCATCCATTGACAATCATGGAGAACATAGCGGTTATCGGATTGTTAACAGCGACAACTTTGTTGAACGTGGTGAACAGTTCGATTTATCACTTGATGATGTAGAAGATTTTTTAAACCAGTAGATGATATATAATGGTAGAAAAAAAATAAAGGCGTGGATGATCTGGAGTATTATTCACGCCTTTGACTTGGTTTAAAAGCGTCTATGGGGTTCTGTGTGGCGTATACAGCGTGTTTTGGATGAAAGTGGTATAAAGTATCGATGGGGAGAAAAAATAAAATGCAAGGCTTAAAAATATTTGGAAAAATTATTGACAATGAGCGATGTATATGTTAAGATAAAAAAATATAATTATTTTTCAAAAACCTATTGACACAACTTTTTCATGTGCTATAATTCAAAGTACAGAGGGTAATCTATCATTATCTCTAAAATCATCATCAAAGTCCGACTATAAGAGTCTATCCATTTTATGGACTGGCTGTCACAAAACATTTTCCATTAAATTATTACAACTTAATATGATTTAAAACTGAGAGGGTTAATCCTTATCGGGGCATTTTGCGCTTTAAAACAGGTTTTGCCTGTGGTATAGCGTAAGAATGAGATTCCTGTAACCTATTTTTTGATCTTGGGTACAGGGCTGGAACGTTATTGCTTTTTTTGAGTTGAAAGGGGGTTGAGAGCCTTTATCTGATTTTTTACTTACTACAGTATGTAGGGCTGAAGAACTGAAGAAGAAGTTATTGTTTAGGATGCGGATTTGGGAGAATCTGCGATTTACAGAAAGTAAGGGAAATAAATTTGTTTATAAATCCGAATACTTCAAAAGACAAGAGTTTAACGTGGGATCTAGTTGAAAGTACCGATTACCTAAGAGCGTTTGAAACTTTGGTTGATAAGCTGATAGAAGATGCAGATAAATTAGTAACGATGGATGTTTGTAACTTCGAAGATTGCGTAAAAATGATGGCAACTTCCTGCATGAAGTCCAATACCAAAGAATTCAGACATGATGATGTGAAGAACATGCCGGTGCCAACATCGGGTGCGGCAAAATACTGGTATGATGTATCAATGATATATGGTCAACTTTGTGCAAGTGGAGCAAGAAAGATTATTGAACTAGAAGATCTTGTTTTAAAGCAATGCTTGATGTTAACAAAGTACCAAGAAAAGTCTGAATCGTCTGATGAAAAAACTTTGCAGTAAAAGATGAGAGAAAAGGAAGGAATATAAAAATGAACAAAAACTGGTTAAATATTGTAAGAGCAATTATGCTTGAAAATCTCGCTGAATACTCAATAGATGCCAAGACAGGGATCACGATATCAGAAGTCATTGACAGCATTATTTTACAGAAAGACAAATTCACGGGAAATTTGACCTTTGAAGAAGAAGACGAACTTAAAGAAAATGAATTGGCGATTCCGCTATTTTTGAAAGAATACGGTTTGATCTATAACTTTGACCGAACAAAGATCGAAGAAGAGCCGTTTTTATTAACCCCAAAGGGAATTAACTTTGCTGAGAATATCCGCAACGAACGCCGCTGGAACCAGATATTGAATACATTGGACGAACTAGATATTTACAGTCTGGCAGCGGTCGAGATAGTCGTTCAAGAACAGATTAAAAAGCAAATGCGTCAGGTTAAGATTAATTTTTAAGTAGAATGTCCGGGGGGGTGGTTCACATTGTTTCGGATGTGACCCTCCCTGACTTATGGTATAGCACTTCTATCTCATTCACTGGGAGGATTTCGCAAACCGAACCGAACCGAACACCGAACAGGATTAATAAAAAAATGAAAGGAAGATGAATATAAGATGAAAGAAAAATACGATAGACAAAAGGAGGGCGCTTTAAATTACTCGACAACTGAATAATCAACAATGCCAGCAAGGGCAGTATTATATTACCCGCAGCCTATCAATGTGCAATTATCTGGTACGACATGGATTTGACATTCAGAAGGTTAGTAATTCTGAAAAGAACGCGAATTTAAAAGTTTTTCTGTTTACTGATACCCTAGAACTTAGGCAGACAATGACAGCTTTTAAGCGGCAGGAGGTATAATAACCGAATGTCAAATATCAATCAAATTAATGTACTTGGATCACATATAAAACGAACACTGTAAAATGGAGAAAGAATTACCGACGTTCTAACTTTAGATGTAATCCAGCAGTGGAAACCAGCACAGAGAATTTTAATATCTTCGAATACCGGAAGTGGAAAAACTTATTTTATCATGAATACTCTTTATGATTTATGTAAGGCAAAGGGCTATAAAGTTCTGTTTTTATCCAACCGAATATTGCTAAAAGAGCAGATTCAAGCAGAGTATTATGAAAAAATTAAAGATGTTATTACTGTACATAATTACCAATACTTTTCTGAACGAGTTAAATACAATAGCTTTCACAATATGTATGACGTTATTGTGGCTGATGAATGCCATTGGTTTTTCAGTGATTCAACATTTGCAAATGAAACAGATATTCCTCTAAAGTATTTGACCGAAAATGCAGATCGTTCAATGATAATATTTCTGTCAGCGACAAGCGGAACCCTGAAGGAGTATCTAAATAGTAACAGCAGACTTGATTTTACATATGAATTTATGAAGCCATATTGTTTTAATCAGTGTTATTACTGGAACGATATAGATGTAATTAAAAAATTTCTAATATCTCTTCCAGAGAATGAAAAGGCAATATATTTTTGTGGCAGCGTAGAACGGGCATATAAGCTACAGAAAGAATTTATTAAAAATTCAACGTTCTTATGCAGTAAAAATAATTCAAAATATGGGGAACTGTCAGATCAAAAAACAATGAATGAAATAAGGAATACGGAGAGTTTTAGTAGTCAGATATTGTTTACGACTTCAGTTCTTGACAATGGGATCAATCTGCATGATTCAAAATTGAAACATATCATTACCGATATCTATGATTTTGAAACTATTGTTCAATGCCTGGGACGAAAAAGAATTTCAGATGAAACCGATTTGCCCAATATTTATATCAAACAGAAAAAGCAGCCAGCAGTTCAAACAATTGTGAATAATATCCATAAAAAAATAAAACCATTAAACTGTTTCTCCACAGATTTCAAAAATTTTGATAAAAAGTATGGAAGAAAAAATAAATACGGCCTTTTATATACCGTTTGTGATGATGTCGATAAACAAACCTCACGCTGGGAAATAAATGTTGCTAAGAAAATGAAATATGAGCACGATCTAAAACTAGCAGAAGAAATAAACAAATTAGATATGAAATTCGGACATTTAATTTACTTATGCGAATGCCTCGAAATTGATTTTTCAAAATTTGAGGATATGGAACTATACTATACCAAAATCACTTTGGAGGATAGGCTTAATCAATTTCTGAATATACCGCTATATGGAAAAGACAAATCACAGTTTATAGAAATGTTGAAAAAAGATGTTCTGAGGCCGCTACAAGGTGGATATAAACAAGATACCATTAACAGATATTTTAATAACATAGGACTTCCATATTATATAGAAACAAAACATGAACAAAGCCGTAAAAGTAAATTTTACGGAAAACGGTCATGGATTTTAAAACTCAAAAAATCAAAAATGGAACCACAATGACCCCAAAACCGAGTATATATAGTTTTAATACGATTGTGGTTCCAAAATTGAGAAATAAGTTAAAATCTTTGTTGACAGCGTTAAGGCCGTAGGACTTAACGATGGCAAAGTTGGTGAGAATGCTTGCATTCTTGCCAACTGAACGCCGTAGGCATAAATAGTTACAGAAAGGAATGATTACATATTACAACCCCACAACTAAATAATATGACAGATTCAAACGTCTATATTAGTCAACTGGAAGGCTCTGATATTCTAAGACTCAAATTAGAATCCACAGATAGTAACTCCAAATCCATTTCCCTGAATGATCTGCATCGAAAATATAAAGGTTCCATTCCAGATTCTTTAGGAATCCGATATTTGAAATCAGAATATCCAGACCGATTTAATTATGAAGAAGCAGTTCAAAAGACGAATTGTATTATAGATGTTAAATTCAAATTTGATTTGCGAGAGATAATTGAAGATGCTGTTTATGTCCGAAAGAGCAATCGAAAGAAGAATAAAATCTATAAGGCAGATAAAAGATTCGGTGACACAATCAAAACTAAGCTTCAGGTCAGACAAGAACTTTATCAGAATGGTTTTACGCTTGACGGTATTCTTTATAAATTTCTTTGCCGAACTTCATCAAAAGCCAGAATAGGACAGGCTCTTTTCATGGATGAATCTTTAATAGATGATTTCCGGAACTGGTGTCGAATGGAATTAAAATTCGAAGATGATGAAATTTGTGATAATGCTTCACTTATGGCTTATGAAGCCCTAGCATTATCCGGGATTATCGGAATTGTAAATATTCAGCCTGGAGAAATATTATTGATTGCTGATTTTAAGAGTCATTTTACTGAGAAAGCATCTATTACGGAATATAATTCCGAATTGAATAGACTGGTAGTTCAGGAGCGGATGATAGAACAGACTTCAGATATTTTTGACGGACAATCTTTATTAGATGTCAGCAAATTTACGGATGATTTTGAGGGTAAAGGCTGTTTACTCGTTCGGGAAAAATTTTTCAAATCATGTGCTTTTAATACGAATATACAGCAGTTTTTTAAGGATAACGGAATTATTGAAGTTACTGATATGTTTGGACATAAACATGATGCAACTAAAATCAAACTAATCACAACGCCGAATTCATTGAAAGTACTGAAGCTATCGTATAAAATGCCAAGTAAAAATCCGGAAGATATGTACAAACACTGGTTAAAACATATAGATTTTAATTTCGGCATTGTAAAGTCAGAAAAAGAATCTCCCTATGAAGATGGATATAACCGGCTTTCTTATCAGATGATTAATAGTCTTCCTTTAATCAAGCAGGAAATCAAAGAACTTGCCGAATACAATATTAATCAGATTAATAGTATCAACAATGATATTGAGTATTTCAGAGAGTTTTTAAAGGCTAGGGGCGAAATAGATTTAACTGCTGACATGTTCAGTAATCTGATTCGGGCGAATTCTGATATCCAATATACTCCCATGTATATTAATAAAAGAAAGAATGAAGTTGACCGACTGAAGGATTATATGCGACAAGGCCATTTGCTTATAAAAGCCGATTATTCAATTCTGGTTTCTAATCCAATTGAGATGTTGAAATCCGCTGCTGGAATTGAATGGATAGAAAGTTTACATAATCCGTATGAAATACATAGTACTATGTTTGAGGATGGAGAAGATATAGTTGGTTTTCGTAATCCTCATGTATGCGCTGGAAATGTATGTATGTTCAAGGTTAGAAAATTACTGGAAATTGATAAGTATATGAATCTGACGAAAAATATCGTTGTTATCAATTCATATAAAACGGACACTCTAAGTCGCCTCCAAGGGGCAGATATGGATTCTGACTGTGTATTACTTACAAACATTTCCTGTATACTGAAGGCAGCACAACAATGTAAAAGTTTTGTTACTCCATTAAATCAGATCCAAGGAGAACCGACACAATATAATAAGTATAATCCTGTTGATCAGGCTAATATAGATCATATCATTTCAGATAATTTGATCGGACAAACTATTAATCTCTCCCAACTTTTTAACAGCTATTATTGGCATTATAAAAAGAATGGCGGTACGGATGAGCAGTTACAGACTATTTATGATCAGGTTAGTAAATTATCTTCTATATCACAATGCGAGATAGACAAGGCAAAGAAATATTATGAGCTAGATGTAAGCCGCCAATTAAATAAAATCGTTGCAACTGTCTTTGATGAATTCTCACTAAGTGACCTGAAAGAAGATAAAGCAAGAAAGCTTGCTAAAGTACGGCATATAAAAGAAAAAATAGACTCTATTCCTTATCTGAAATTTGGATGGAATAATTTATATTTATTATCAAATATGTCGGAATGTCAAGGTATAGGTTTTGTATCTCATGAACATGAAATTAATCGATTACGTCAATTTTTCCCTGATGAAGCAAATTGTTATAAAAACGATATAGAGTTTTTGCAGAGTGACAGAGTAAAGAGCGATATTGAAAGGCAGTTGAATCGCCTTGAAAGAAGAATGGAGAGGCATTATAATCTCGAAAAATTATCAGAAGAATTACGGCAGTTTGAAGCGGAAATCGAGTCCAGAAAGTTGGAGATAGATCAATATATTTCAGATAATACGATTGTAAAACATACTGATATCAAACGTAATAGAAAATTACTCTCTGGTGATATGGCTGAAAAACAGAAAGATTATGATGAAAAATTAGCTTTGGGTGAATTATCTGAACAGGAATATAATGAATTGACTAATCTATTATGGACAGATGAAAGAAAGAAGCGAAAGCAAATCAGACCATTGTTTTTCAAATATAATTCAAAAGATCAGGAATGTAAGTTTCAAAAATTTGATTGTCCTATGGATTATTTAATTGAAGTTATTGACGAAATAAAAAAGGCTCCACGTAGTATAAAGAAATTGACGATTGCTCAATTGGTTGATCCGGAGAATGTGTTTGATAAAACTAAGGCCGATAGGGGAAGAGTTAAGAATATTGAAGAAATTGCAAAACAAACGAAGGTCGAAATTGATGATCTGAAAATGGTTTTTGGTGTGGGTGAAGATAATGATTTATCATATGAATCATATCAGCTTTACAAGCTTAACAAGCAGAATGTCATTGATGAAGCTGTTAAGAAGGTAAGGAATATCAAAATCAATAATATCAATACAATGCTGACTTTAATCTTCAGGTGTTATGCAGTAGATAATAAGCACATTTATAAGGAAGAATTGAGTGATTGCAGATCGTTATTGCTGGGATTACTGTATAAGGCACATACAAGGTTATTCATGGAGTGTTTTAGAAAAAGATAAGTAAGGGATAAGGCACAGGTGAGAATCTGTGTCTTTCTTTTGATCTATAAGTAATATTATTGAAATATTGTTATAAAAATACACTTATTTAACATAAAATAATGTGTGATTAAGTATTTGCAATGGTTATGAAGATTCTTGTTAATGCGGTGTATGGGTAGAAAAAACAAAAGTAAAAAGTATTTGCTTTGACGTGAATTAAATATAAATTTTAATGAAAGGGGTTCATATTTGTGGAAGATAAACAAGAGCTTGTTCGGGTGAGATTAAAAGATTTTATTAATAATACCGGCACAACTCAGACTTTTATATGTAAAAGGCTTATAATTCCGAAAAGTATTTTAAGTTTGTACATAAATAAAAAGAAAGAATTGCAAACAGCACATTTATATGATCTGGATGTTTGGTTAAAGAATAGAGGGTTTTAAGGACTATATTTTAATGCCGATTTTTTAAGAAATAACACAAAGGGGTATTCAGCAGCCCATTTTAGTATTCATTTTATTTTCATCCTTTCTTGAGGGGATTGTCCCTAGATAATATCAATGATTTTATTTATGGTCAGCCCCTTCGCTATTAGATACGGCTATAGCCGTTTAAAATAGAGCAAGGCAATTTCGGTTGCAGCTATTTCAGAAGTAAGAGTTGATGATTCTGTAGTTGGTGCAAATCCAATCTCCTCCAAAGTAAGTATGAATCATCTAGGCATCAATAAAAACAAGATGGTAAGATTCCATCTGCATGGCCTCAGTTTAGGCTGGGGCTGTGTTGCCAAAATTCTTGAAGGTTCTGAATAAAATATTACATTATTCTTCCAATTATGATATAATGAAACAAATTTTTAATTGGAGAAGTTAGGATGATTCTAAAAATACTTAAGATATTAAGAGACATATTCAGTCTTAAAAGAAATAATAAGATTGACGGTAAGGTCATTAATTTATTTTTAGAATCAGTCCAATTACATATATCTCATTTAATTAGAGAAAAAACTGAACCATTTAAACAAGAATATTTCAACAAGGTTGTCAGAGGAAATATTGTTTGGGTTGATTTTGGTTTTAATGTTGGTCATGAATTTGGCGGGAAACATCCGGCGATAATTTTAAAATATATAAACGATAAACAAGATATTTATGTTGTTCCGTTAGATAGTGGCGTTCTTCCAGTTAATAAAAGAAAAATAGATGGAAAACCTAAGAATGGATTTGTTGAAATCCCGATGATGGACAATGGATGTTTGACCGTTTTTGATATGAGTAAAATGGACAGATGGTGCAATGTTTATAGGCTGAGATGTATTAGTTGGGTAAGGATTGATTTTAATTCTAATATTGGTAGAATGCGTAATGATTATGTGGAAAAAATTGAAAGCGAGATATTAAAAAATCAATTTAAACCCGTGGTTAAGAAGAGTCATAAAAACAGTTTGACAAAAGCGGTTTAAACTCATATACTATGTAATAGATATCATATGAGCAACTCTATGAGTTGAAAGCATATCATAATAATATAAGACCTTTGGTTAATTCCAGAGGTCTTTTATTATTTTTTGAAAAAATTTAGATAAACAGAAGGAGATAAAAAATTGATAAATTTTGAGGAATTAAAAAGTAAAAGAGCTATAACGGTTTTAAGTTCGCGGATAGCTGAAAGCTTAGTATACAAATTCGGAATCCAATGTCTGAAAGCCGTTGAACCGTCAAATAAGAATACACGTAAACAGGTATATGTATTTCATAATTTTCCGGCTTTGTATGATGAATATGTAATGTTGATTCAAAATTATACCATAAACGTGAATGCGGAAGTACAGATACAGGAAGCGCAGGATGAGAATTATGTCTAATTACGACAACATTCTGATCAAGGATAATGATCTTGCACAGGCTATTATTGATGCAGGATATTTTAATAAACTGTTATACAAAGGGCTTGGCAAACATAATAGCGGTGTGCCTCAATGGCGGTTTGAGAATTGTCAAGAGATATGGTCAATCATTAAACGGTATCATGATGAGACTAAAAAAGAATGGGCAGAAACTCCCATTCGATATCCGGGACATATGCAATTTATTGAGATTTTGGGCAGTGACTATGCAGAACGACTAATTAGAGAGTTTGGACTAATTAAGCGTTTTGTATTTGCGGTAAGGTCTAAAGACTTTGATGATAAATTAATATGTAAATTCCAATGTTCTCCTGATGTGGTGGAGGCTTGGAATCAGATTTGCAATGGAAATGAGGGTATCGAAGTGATATGAAAAAGTTTAAATACAAATGCTTGGATTGCGGATATGAAGGTATTGACCACAGGGATGGATTAGTGTGTCCAAAGTGCAATGGTTATGTTATACCAATTGACGATGCTCAGTTAAAAAAGATGTGTGACGGTATTACACGTTCTGGTACTGAATGGATTTATAGAGATAAGTAAATGGCTAGGTATCCATTCTATAACACAACAAAGTGGCGTAAGTTACGACAATTTATTATTGATCGTGCTGGCGGTATATGTGAGATATGCAATGTGGAACCAGCAATTATAGCAGACCATATTGAAGAAGTTACAGACGAAAATGTAAGTGATCCATTCATTGTTTGGAATCCAGACAACTTACAGGCATTATGTCAAACGTGCCACAATAGGAAGACACATGGTAGTGGTAGTGCGGTAATGGATGGATACCAATTTGATGAGAATGGATTATTGATATGGATAGGAGATAAATAGATTATGAGTAACATAAAAGGTATTACGATTGGGTTAGATGTAAAGGCTTGTAGGGACTGTGAGTATTATAAAAATGATAAGCCTAAAGGGGTTTACATATTCAAATGCAATTTGATGTTGAGGCAAGCAGACTATGAATCTTTACAGGATGATATAGTCAAGCAGATTGAAAGCGGTGTCGTTGTTTTGAAAAGTGGCATTGAGTTTGTTGAGTTCATTGGGGAAGATGACGGAGAAGAGTTGCTTGTAGTTCATGCCGGATAAAAAAAGAAGGTAGAGAAAAAATACTTCTGCTCTTGAAAAATAAAATTGTAAACGCTTTAGTGTGATAAAGTAAATTGATTCGATAATCCCCCCGGTCAAAAAGTCTGAAAACGTTGAAATTTAAACCGATGGATGAGTACAATTTTCCTCTCCACAAGAAAAGTCTCGCGTGAGGGGTTTTTATTACCGAAGAAGGAGCTTCCTGTATGATAAAAAAGTAAACAGTTGAAAAAGTGATACCTCAAAGTAAAATATAATTACTGACCCGACAAAAGAGGGAAAGTCCGTAGCCTTAGGCTCAATTCTTAGAGGTATGAACTTTAAACAAGGTTAGAAAACTTTGAAAAATACAGAAGTTTTACTTGATTTATTGAGGAGGTAATTACTATTGATAATCAAACTAATTTAGATAAATTCGACAAAGATAAAGTCTATAAGGCAGAGTTGAAAAAACTTAAAGGAATTTTCAAAGATATCCCCAAAGATAAACTGAAAGTTGCCGAAAGCCTTATTGATCAATCGGCTTTTATGATCGCTACTCTTAAGGAACTGAGCTTGTACATTGATACTGAAGGTTCAGTTATCATTGATAAGGGCAGTATGAAAGAGTCACCGGCAGTTAAATCATATACCGCTTTAATTAACCGATACTCTAATTCAGTCAAGCAGTTACTTGATTTATTACCAAAGAATCCTACAGATTCATTACCGGCAGATAAAGAAACGCAGGATAAATTGCTTGAATTTATTAAAGGCAAGTAGGTGATCTATCTTGCCGGATAATTACATATTAGAGTATTGGAATAGGATACAAAGCGGAGAAATCATAGTATCTAAAAGAATATATCAATTATACCAAAAGGTGGTAACGGAGTTAGAAAATCCGAAGCCGCCTTTTATATTTGATATTGAACATGCTACAAGGCCAATAACCTTTATAGAAACCTTTTGTAGAAATAGTAAAGCTCCATGGGCTGGTAAACCTATAGAGCTTTTATTATGGCAAAAGGCAATGATTCAGGTAGTTTATGGTTTTGTTCATTTTGAAACAGGTCTTAGAAGAGCAAGAGAAGTCTTTATTATCTGTGGTCGTAAAAACGGCAAATCTGTTTTAACCAGTGGGTTAGGTCTATTCGGTATGCTTGAAGAGGGTGGAGCACAAGTAACTTGCATCTCCACTAAAAAAGATGCGGCAATGATTGTGTTCAACGAAGCCTTGAACATGGTCAGGCAATCTCCATATTTAAGCAAGCATATCAGAAAGCGTAAATCAGATATGTATATGGAAGCCACTTTCTCAACATTCGTTCCTTTGTCAAGTAAGACAAACACTTTGGACGGCCTGAATTCCAACATGGGTATAACCGATGAGATAGGAGCTATTCGAGACAGGGATATTTACGATGTAATAAAGCAATCTCAAAACGCTAGACAACAGCCAATGATGTTTGGTATATCAACAGCCGGATTTGTCCGTGAAGGATTGTTTGACAAGCAGTATCAATATGGCTGCAATGTGCTGGATGGAGTAATTGACAATGACGCTTTCCTACCGTTCTTTTATGAACTGGACGAAAAGGAAGAGATAAATAATCCTGACATGTGGATTAAAGCTAATCCAAGTTTAGGAATTATCAAATCCTTTGATGGCTTGAAAGCTGACGTTGAGAAAGCTAAAGTTGATTCGTCATTCATGCCAACAGTTTTAACGAAAGACTTTAATATTCCACAGCAAGCCGATGAAAATACCATTTGGGTAGATAGAAAATATATTCTTAACTGCTTTGGTGATTTTGATATCGAAGATTTCAGAGGTTCCTATGCTATAGGGGGAATGGATCTTTCTTTATCAGGTGATCTTACTGCTTTAACATTAATCCTACAGAAAAGGAACCAAAGTAAGAAGTATATATACCAGCATTATTTCCTTCCTATTGAAACATTGGAAAAACATAAAAATGATAATGTTCCTTATTTAACCTGGGAGCAGCAGAGATATATCACTTTCTGCCAAGGAAACAAGATCAATCAGGAAGACATTATAAAATGGTGGGAAGATTGTTATAGAGATTTAGGCATTATTCCTCCATTCATCGGATATGACCGGTGGGGAGCTGTTTATGTCAAAGAGAAAATTAAAGATTTAGGTTTTCAAGTGTTTGATGTCGGTCAAGGCTTTAAGGATATGTCTAACCCCATGAAAGATTTGGGGCTTGAATTTGAAAAAGGTGATATTGTTTATAACAATCCAATCCTTAGATGGAACCTAACCAACGTGGTAAAAGTCACTGATCCAGCCGGTAACATAAAATTTGATAAGGCAAAAGCTAAGCAGCGCATTGATGGCGTTGCTTCTTTAATTACTGGATGGAAAATCTATCTGGATAATTACAATGATTTTATCAATATGATCAAATAACAAAAGAAAGGAGTGAGCGATACGGAGAAACGAAGCATCTTTCAGAAACTTTTCGGCAGCAGACCGCCAAAACAAGATAGTAATCAATATTTTGGCGTCCAGATGCTTAACGGATATAGTAACCGCATTACCAGCTTTAACGGCGGTATTTATGATGATGATACAGTAAGAGCCTGTATTGATGCAATTGCAAGGCATTTTGCGAAAATGGAAATTATTCATAAGTTAAAAAATGTCAAGCAGACAGGCGCTTTAAATAAATTATTGAGCAATCGCCCCAACGAGACGATGAGTACATATGACTTTCTTTATAAAGTTTGTACAAATCTTTTTGTAGACAATAACGCCTACATTTATATCAAGCGTGATGAGTTTGGGAATATTACAGGCTTATGGCCTGTTCCATATAATCAGGCTGAGTTGATTCAGGATAAATATAATAACTTTTATTTAAAGTTTATCTTTAACGGTGGTCAGCAGATAACAGAAAGCATTGATAACATAATTGTCCTTCGTAGACATTTTTATAAAAATGACTTTTACGGCGAGAGCAATCATACACCGCTTTACCCTGTCATTAACCTTCTTTATACAATCCGTGAAGGTATTATGAATGCTGTCAAATCGTCTGCTTTTATCAGAGGTATTCTTAAATTTCTTACTACAATGCATGACGATGATAGGAAAAAGAACCAGAAAGAATTCCAGGATACATATTTGTCTGCTCAAAATAACGGCGGTGTTGTAGTGACTGACAATAAGATGGAATACATACCGTTGGAAAGCAAGCCTGTAATGATAAACAGCGCCAACACCTCTTTTGCAAATGATAAGGTCTATACCTACTATGGTGTAAGTGAATCCATTGTTAAAGGCAAATACACAGAAGATGAATGGAATGCTTTCTATGAATCCACGTTGGAGCCGCTGGCCATTTCTTGGTCACAAGAGTTTTCATATAAAATATTCTCCCAAAGAGAAATAGATTTTGGCAATGCCGTAGCATTTGTTGCTGACAGGCTGTCTTATATGTCTACATCATCTAAGATAAATATGATCAATGCTGTCAAGGAGTTAGGCGTACTCAAAAAGGGACAAATCAGCGAAATTTTAAATATAGAATCGCCTCCAGATGCAGACGAATACTTGCAAAGCTTGAATTATGTTAATAGCAAAATTGCTTCTGAGTATCAGTTAGGATACATAAAGAAACCAAAAGAAGAAGGGGGTGAACCGACGAATGAGTAAAATTAAGAATTTTGAATTAGTAGGAAAAAGAGAATGTAGAGCGTTTGCCGTTCCTGATTTGACCGTTCAGCCGGAAGGTAATATTATTGACGGTCATGCAGCGATTTATGATCAGAAAGCAGATATAAACGGCTGGTTTTATGAAGTAATTGAGAGGGGAGCATTTGATAAAACAGATTTTACGGATGTTCTTTTTAGTATAAACCATGATTTAGGTAGAATTCCATTAGCAAGAAGCCGGAATAATAATGAAAATAGTACCCTATTTCTAAAGATTGATGATCAGGGATTATATACTAGAGCAACTTTAGATATAGATAACAATATGGATTCAAAAGCTTTATATAGTGCGGTTGAGCGAAAAGACATTTCAGGAATGTCTTTTATTTTTTATGTCAGAAATGAAATATGGGAAAACCTTGATTCTGATATGCCGACAAGACGCATTACCGATATTGAAAGGGTAATTGAAGTGTCTGCTGTAAATTTTCCTGCATATCCACAAACGGATATAAACAGCCGATCTTCTGAGGCGCTGGATAGCGTAAAGAAGGCACTGGACAGTGTAAGGGCTGACTATATATTAGAGCAAAGAAAAAAAGAAATTATCTTAAAAACATTAATGTAAAAAAGGAGATTTGAATAATGGATAAGAATACAGAACGTTTGTTTGAAATTAACAAAAGAAAGGCTGAGATTAGAAGCCTGATTGAAGGAAATAAAGTTGAGAATTTGGATGAAATTGAAGGCGAACTTAGAGCGCTTGATGTTGAATATGCGAATATTGAAAAGCGTATGAGACTAATTGACGGTATTGTTATTCCAAAGCCCATTGATACCGTTGAAAAGAGAGATATGGATTTTGGCGTTGATTCTGCGGAATATAGAAGTGCATTTTTTAATAAGCTGAGAAGTCTTGAATTGAATGAAGCAGAACAGCGAGCATTTACTACAGCTACTGGAAGTGCAGGTGCAGCTATCCCCACAATTACACAGAATAAGATTGTAGAGGTTGTTAAACAACTTGCGCCTTTACTTGCAGAAATTAACCTGATGCAGGTTCCTGGCGGCGTTAGAGTACCGATTGAAGATGTTGTAAATGAAGCGGCCACTCATGTAGAGAATGCAACTATTGCGGCTTCTGACGATAAACTGAAATATGTTGATCTATTTGGTTATGAGATAACTAAGCTTCTGCAAATATCTAAGTCTGTTATGCAAATGTCAGTTGATGCATTTGAAAATTGGCTTGCAAATAATCTTGGAAAGTCTTTAGCTTCTAAGATCACTTCCTTAATTATTAGCGGCTCTGGTACGAGTGAAGCGGAAGGTATTGAGTCAATTACTTGGGATGAAACCAATTCTGTAACTGTTGCTTTGTCTGGCTCTTTGACCAATGCAAATGTAACCTCTCTGATCGGCTTGCTGCCTGGTGGATATGATGCAAACGGAAAATTCCTGATGAGCAAGAAAACTCTGTTTACTGATTTCATGCCGCTGAAGGATGCTAGCAAGAATGATCTTGTAACCCGTGAGGGCAACAACTACTTTATTTATGGTTATCCTGTAATGCTTGATGAACGTATCACGCTGCATGAAGCTTTCCTTGGTGATTTTATGACTGGTTATTATGGAAATATGCCTGAAGATATTAATGTAGATGGTGGATTTGACAGAAAATCAAACAGTTATGAATATCTTGGTGCAGGAATGTTTGATGGCAAAGTTGCAATCCCTGAAGCGTTTGTTAAGCTGATCAAGGCTACTGAGTAATCGGGGCTGGTGATGCAGTATGGCAATGCTTGATATAGTAAAGCAGAGTTTACGAATATCTGCATCCAATACCAATTTTGATGGAGAAATAACTGAACTTATAGATCAAGCATTAGACGATCTGAAAGCCGCAGGATTAAATTCTGATGTGCTTGCTGGTTATGAGGATGACGGTTCTTTACGAAGAGCCGTTACCCTCTATTCAAAGGCGTTCTTTGGTTTGGAAAATCCTGACAAAGATTGGTATTTAGAGCATTACGAGAAAAAGAAGACCGAAATGCTTAATCAGAGAGGCAGATATATAGAAGGTGATCTTGATGTTTAACAAAACCGTTGAGTTAATGTCTGCTACTGTTACACAGGACAGCATAGGCCAGCAGGTTAAGGTTTATACATACCTCAAGATATACGCAAAGCAGAAAAGCGTTCCACAGTCTGAGTTTTTTAGCGCCGGTCAGACGGAAATAAAACCTTCCACAGTTTTTATTATAAGAACGGGAGAATACAACGGTGAAACCATGCTAAGATACAACAATGTTCATTACTCAATTTACCGTATCTATGATACAAAAAATGAAATGACGGAGTTGTATTGTGAAGTGCGGAAGGGGGAACAGTAGAATGGCGATTACTATTGATAGCCTTTCTTATACTATTGCCGGTGAGCTTGCCAAATACAATAAGGAAGTTACAGCGGAGGTAAAGCAGATAATAGCCGATGAAGCTGGACAGCTTGCGGAGAATATCAGTAAGGATTCTCCTAAGAGAAATAAGAAAATCAAAAATCGTGTGTTAAACCGCTACTCCAAAGGCTGGAAAACTGAAAAGCAGTATGAAGATAACCTGAATATTTCTTATATCGTTCATAACGAGAAAGATTATCAGCTTACCCATTTACTAGAAAACGGCTTTGCTACAAGAGACGGCGGCAGGGTTGAAGGTGAGAATCATATTGCCAAGAATGAGGAAGCAATGATTCAGTCCGTTCAGGAAAGAATTGAAAAGGCGGTGAGCGCAAAGTGACACATGCAGAATTTTTTACTTTACTGAAAACATCCGGATTTCCAGTTGCTTATCACAGCTGGAAAATAGAAGGTCAAGAGCCGCCTGAACCGCCTTATATAGTTTACCTGTCAACGGGAAGTAATAACATAGGAGCGGATAATAAAGTGAAAGTAAAGTTTAACTGGTATCTGGTTGAACTTTACACAAACAAGAAAGATATTGGAGCAGAACAGGCGCTTGAAAGCGTGTTTGATTCTGCTTCTTTATTTTATAACAAAACTGAAAGTTACATAGAATCTGAGAGTTTATTTCAGATTTCTTATCGATTTAAATTATAAAAGGAGATTTTTTATGGCAAATAATATTGTTAAATATGGATTGGAAAATGTTTACTATGCGCCTGTGACAGCGGTCACAAGTTCATCTTATACATATTCAACGCCTGTTAAGCTGGAAGGGGCTGTCAGCTTGAATCTTGAAGCGGATGGGGAAACAATACCCGTTTATGCTGATAATACTGAAAAGACTTCAATTATATTAAACAGGGGCTATACCGGTGAACTTGAAATTTTAATTGCTGATAATGCATTTAAAACCGCAGTCTTAGGGCAGAAACTTGTTAACGGTATTTTACACGAGAATGCGACGGACAAACCCATTGAATTCGCGCTTGCGTTCCAGTTTGAAGGTGATGCCGCAGGGGTGCGCTATTGGCTTTACCGCTGTAAATGCTCAAGACCGGCAATAGGTTCAGGTACAACTGGGGAAAGTGTTGAGCCGGTACATGATACCCTTTCATTTACTGCAAGACCTAGAGTTACAGATAAAGAAACTGGGGTAAGTTGTGAAAATACAACTGAAAATGCGACAAAATATACAAGCTGGTTTACAGCGGTTTATGAAGAGGTTGGGGAATAATAAATGGAGAAAACAATCACTATTGACGGCAGAAATGTTCCATTCAAATCAACTGGGGCAGTTCCGTTAAGGTATAAGCAGCAGTTTAAAAGGGATTTCTTTGCTGACATCATGTCAATGGAAAGTGCCATGAATAACAGGGACAAGAAGAATCCTGAAATATTGAACCTTGATCTTTTGAATACCGATATTCTTTACAATCTGATTTGGGTGCTTGCCAAAACAGCGGACAACAGTATTGAAAGCCCTATGGAGTGGCTTGATACTTTTGAGACTTTTCCGTTGGTTGATATTTACCCTAAGATACAGGAATTATTGATAAGTTCAATAGGCGGTACAGCCCCAAAAAAGCAGAAGGCAATAGCCAGATAGCGGCTGAAAACAGGATTACAACAGAATCTTATATTTTGAGCGTCAAGAATATGGGGCTGGCTATTGCCGAATTGGATTCATTTACTATGGGGATGATCTTTGACTTAGTGGATGAGTATGTAAAAACACATTCCGTAAGTAAAAACAAGAATAATACTAAGAATGTCAGAAAGGCAACACAAACTGATTTTGACAGATTTTTAAGATAGGGTGAAGGGTATTGGCTCTTTACCCTTTTTTATTTTATTTAATTCGAATACAAAGGGGTGATAAATATGGCCGTAAAAGGCATAAAGGGTATCACTGTTGAAATAGGCGGCAATACTACCGGCTTGCAGAAAGCTTTAGGCGAAGTAAACAGCCGTTCTAAGGATTTGCAGACGGAATTAAAACAGGTTGAACGGTTATTAAAATTCGATCCGAAGAACACTGAGTTGCTTGCACAACGACAGAAACTATTGGCTGACAGTGTGCAAGTCTCTTCTGATAAATTGAATCAGTTAAAGGAAGCACAGAGCCAGGTTGAACAACAATTTAAAAGCGGAGATATTGGCGAAGAGCAGTACAGGGCTTTCCAGAGGGAAATCCAGGCGGCAGAACAGAATTTAAAGGGGTTTGAAACTCAATTAAAACAATGCAAATCGCCTTTGAAAGACTTGGCAGATGGTTTTGATAATTTTGGAAATAAGGCTTCTAATATCGGAAATAAATTAATGCCTGTCAGTGGCGCTCTTGCAGGTGTGGCTGCTGGTGCGGCCGCTATGGCTGTCAACACTGGAAAAGCGGCAGATGATATAAACACACTTGCAAAACAGACGGGGCTTTCCACGGAAGCAATACAGAAATTTCAATATGCTTCAGATATAATAGATGTTCCTTTAGAAACCTTTACTGGCTCACTTGCAAAACTGACAAAAAATATGCAGGGTGCTAAAAACGGCAGTAAGAATGTTATAGAAGCCTTTGATGAATTGGGCGTCAGTTTCTTAGACTCTAATGGGCAGCTTAGAAATAACCAAGATGTATTCAACGATGCGATTGATGCACTTGGAAAAATAGAGAATCAAACTCAACGTGACGCTTTAGCAATGCAAATATTCGGCAAATCGGCACAGGATTTAAACCCTTTGATTTTAGGCGGTGCTGACAGCCTGAAGCAGATGGGCGAGGAAGCGGAAGCGGCAGGGCTTATTTTAAGTCAGGATGCCCTTGACAGTGCAAACGCTTTTAATGATGAACTTGATATATTAAAAGCAACTGCAAAGGGAACCTTCTCACAATTAGGCGTTGAAATTGGTACTATGCTTATGCCGTTCCTAAAAGAATTATTGGAAAATGTCAAAGGCTTTATGTCATGGCTTAGAGGGCTTGATGAAGGTACTTTGAAATTTATTGCTACTGTGGGTTTGCTTGTGGCAGGGATAGCGCCCTTATTAATAGCGGTTGGAAAAATAAGCACCGGTATATCTGCGTTAATTTCATTAGGCACAACATTAGCGCTAATTATATCAGGCGTATCAACAGCATTTAAAGCGTTAAATCTGGTTATGCTGGCAAACCCGATAGGTATAGTCATAGCTGCAATAGCGGCATTGGTGGCGGCGTTCATTTACCTCTGGAACACAAACGAAGATTTCAGGAACTTTTGGATAGAAGTCTGGACAAATATAAGTGAATTTTTCACCGAAACGCTGAACGGTATCATTTCGTTTGGAACGGAAATTATGAACAATCTTTCAAATATGTTTTCCTCCGGCCTTTTGGCAGTAAAGAATCTGTTTATATCTTTAAAAGATGGGGTTGTGAGCATTTTTACAAGCCTTTCCAGTAGTATTAGATCAAAGGTGAGTGGTATTGTAACCACTATCAAGGACGGTTTACAATCTGCTATGGACTGGATCAGCAATCTTCCTGATCAGATGTGGAATTTTGGCGCAAACATGATTGAAGGGTTGATAGACGGTATTGCAAGCATGTTAAAAAATCTGAAGAAAATGATCAGGGATGTAGCCGATACGATAAAAGATGGTATATCGGACGCTTTGGATATCAACAGTCCGTCAAAAGAAATGAAGAAGCTTGGGGCGTATGCCACAGAAGGTTTGGCATTAGGGCTTGAAAGTGAAGTCGGTAAAATAACAAGTGTTATGGATCATATAAGCGGTATCGTAAACACTTTGAATACGGAAAGTGCAGCAGGTACTTATAACACCTATAACACTTATAATACTGCCACTCCTTCAAGCAATATAACATTTGGAAGCTTGATAACGGTGCAAGGCAATATAGATTCATCCAATGTTGCAAGAGTTGAAAAAGCCGTAAAAGATGGAGTCAAGCAGTTGCAGGATATGATTAAAAGTAAAGGCGGCAACACTAGAGTAAGCCTGAAAGGGGTATATTAATGTTTTTAGGAAGTGAATTCACATTTGACGGTCAAAGCGGAGATGATTTTTTTGGTCTAAAGCTGATAAGGACGGAATACGCGCTTGATCAGCCGTTTGGGTTATCAAGGAAAAGTGTCACAGACAGGGCGAAAAACCGGTATCGTGTTTACCATTATGGGTTTAACAACGAAGTCTTAACTTGTAGCTTGAAGTTTTTCAAGGAAGATATCTGGACTTATGACCAAAGGGTTGCTATAAGCAAATGGCTGATCAGCAACACTTACAAGGATTTTGAAAGTTCGGATTATCCATTGGTTTTTAAGATCATGGCAGTATCACAGCCTGTATTTACAAATTATGGTAATGATTTTGGTATATTAGAAATTGAGTATGAGTCGGATAGTCCATTTGCCTATAGTCCCGTTTCCATAAGCGAGTTTGATCTAAGCGACAATACAGCCGGTGGAACGGTGATCCTGCTGGAAAACAGAAGCAATATTTTTGACATGTACAAGCCTGAACTTGAATTTGAAATTATAAGCGGAAACAGCGTGAGGCTTGAAAATCTCAGCAATCAAGGCAAAGTATTTGAACTAACTGATCTTGAAGTAGGGGAAAAAATCTACATATCCAATGAGACAGGGCGCATTATTAGCACTCTATCCGAAACAAGGCTTTCTAATTTAACCAATCATCAATATTTTTCCATGGGTTACGGGATCAACCGCGTTCTTGTAAAAGGTAACGTCATTATGCAATGCCGGTCACAGTTTCCTATGATGATTTAAGGCGGTGATGATTTATTGCTTATAGATAATTTGCTAGATTTTAGCGAAAAAGCCTTGAAATATAGGTTAATTTTAAAGAAACCTACATACGAAGAATTATGTTGTTTGGAAGAAGCGTTTAACATTGAATATACGGGCAGTTTAGGCAGTTTAAATAAACTGTCTTTTTCTTTGCCTTTTATGCTGGACGGAAAGAGAAATATCAATATAGATAAAATCCAGAGCAACTACTTGATTTATTGCGAATTATACGAAGAAACCACTGGATTAGTTTATCAGCAGGAATATTTCCTGATTAATAACATTGAAAATGTAGGTGATGAAAAGGACATTAAGCAAGTAAGCTGTATTGCTTTACAGTACCAGTTAGCAACAAAGTTAATTAAAAATTATTCGGGCAGTAAAAAGCTATATAGAGCACCTGCGGAGTTGGCGGCATATTCGCCAAGTGAAGAGTTTCCGACATTTGAAAGCTTCCGTGAAAGCGGGATTTTAAACACGGTATCCAGACTTGCTATGTCATGGACAATTGGAAATATTCCGGCTGAAATCAATGATACTTTCAGGGATTTTGATATTGACTGTACCTCAGTCATTAGTTTTTTACTTGATACGGTTCAGGAAAGCTTTGGGATAATATTTGAATTTGACACGGTTGAAAAAACCATATCAGGAAAGTCTATTGACAGTTTAGGTACTTTCAGGGGCTTCCTCTTATCGGACTCATCTTACATCAAATCCATTATTGAAACGATAAATTCAGAAGATATCACGACGAAGCTTTTTGTATATGGCAAAGATGACCTCAACATTCGTGCAAAAAATATGGGCGAGGAATATCTGCTTGATTTGTCGTATTTTCGAAACCGTAATTTTATGTCTCAAAATTTATTGGACGCATTGGACAGTTGGGACGATTTAATTCTTGCAAATAAACCAACTTTTGAGTCTTTGACAGCAAATCTTACAGATAAAACTAATCAGTTAGCAAATAAAAGCGTTGCATTGGTTGCTTTACAGGAAGAATTGAAATTGCTTGAAAAAGAGCAAGACCGGTTGATTTCTGAAGAAGAAGATTTAACTGATATCAATAGTCAGATAGATGCAAAAGACGCTCAAATTGAAACGGTGGAATCTGAAATATCAGTTCTGGAAACAGATATTGCGGAGACAGAAAATGATCTTGAAGAACTGCAATTACTTGTATTGATGGGAAGTAACCTTACAGCTTTACAGATTGCAGAGTTGGATTTTTTCATTCATGAAAAAGAGTTGCGAATTGATAGTATTACGGACATAGAAGAATTGTATCAGTTCGGGTTGAAGGCAATACAGAAAGTCAATCAGCCGGTAGTACAATTTGATTTGGATACTATTTCCCTGTTTGATTGCGTTGAGTGTCAATTGGATTGGGATAAGCTGAAATTAGGCGATATCGCATTTATCAAATATGATTTGTATAATATAAATATTGAATTACGGATTATCGCATATACCCATAGCAGCGAGTCAAACCGGCTTTCGGTCAGCTTTGGAAACAGTAGGGATATCAATAATGCAAACATGTTGTATGATGAATTAACTACTTCAATTTCAACGAATACCACGCTGGATTACAACAAAAACCGCTTTCTTGATTATGTAAATTCCGGTGATAAAAGCAAGATAAACCAATATATCACTAATGCCCTCGACCTTTCCAAACAGGGGGCTGTAGCGGCCTCAAATCAATCTGTGTCCATAGATCAAAGGGGTATTACATTGACAAATCCAGCAAATCCTGATTATCAAGTAAAGATGATAAATGATTTGGTGGTTTTTACCCGTGATGGCTGGCAGACTGCAAGTATTGCCCTATCCGCTGACAGGGGCGTTGTTGCTGAATCTGTCATGGGTCAGCTTGGAGCGTTCTGTACCGTTAGAGCGGATCAGATTGTTGTCGGTGATTATGGCGAAGGATTATCTGAAGAAGTTTTGGGTGATAAGGTAGTTTTACAGAATACCGAATATAACCGTGTGACAATTAATACAGATGAGGGCATTAAAGCTTTGCATCCGGCAGATGGTAGTTATTCAACTATGAATGGGGCAGGATTTTTAAGATATGTACCTAACTATACATATACAGAACAACCATTACCAGCTAATTCTATTAATTTTACTGGAAAAACTATAGGAGGATTAGAACTTTTAGGTTGGGAATTTAATGGTACTACTGTTATTGAAAATAATTGTTTAAAATTACTAACGAGTGCTATGATATATCAACACATTACAAAAAATAATGCTACATTTACGATGACATATTATACTGCGCCATATACGGGGGATGGAGATGATGATCCTCATTACACAGGTTCGATTCGTATAGATAATGATGTTTATACCCTTGATTCATCGACCGCAGGAGAAGATAAAACAATAACCCTTACAATAAATAAGGGATACAGTTATTTTGGAATTAGTTCTGGAAGCAGTGATTCCCAATATGGGGATATTGTATTTGTTAGAAGTATTACTTTTGAATCTAATCCTGTTAATTATATAGACCCTAATGTAAGTTCAATGATTGGTACAACATACCAATTCAGAACATACATTAACGAAGGAACGACACGTGGGAGATATGGTTATATCACGCGCATACAACTACCTGATGATTTTAAGGGCAAAGATTTTGTTATTAATGTTTTTTTAAAGGATACAGGTGAAAATTCTGATACTGGATATACTATATCATCGATAAATTTAAACATTCTTACAGATTATGATGATTATGAAACCGATTATGAAAATGCGATTATAAGAGTAAGAGCAGAAATGAAATGTAGAGCAAACAAGGCTTACCCTATTATGAATATGATAGACACAGGGGACTATCATTATGAATATGTGATGACCGATATAGGAAATAATTATTATTCTATGACACAGGGGTTTGATTTTATGTATATAGCACAATATTAATTAAAACATCAGAAATACATAGAGCAGTTTGATCTTTGGATTGGCTGCTTATTTATTTCAATAGGACTGGCTGGAAAATGCCGGTTCTTTTTTTATCAAAAAATATTTTAAAATATGAAAGGGTTTAAATATATAGATGTTAGTTACAGGACTGTTTGACATGCTCTTAGGAGCAGATTTAATAACTAAAGATGAATATGATCAAGCAATAGAAATTACATATAAAAGGCTTGCACAAAAAGAAAAATGCATGTAGAATTAATATCAATATATTAAGAAGTGGACACATTAAGAAAAGGAGATATTAAGATGGTGAGAGTAGTGGATTATTGCAGAGTATCAACTGAAGAAGAAAAGCAAATTAATGCCCTTCAAACTCAACAAGAAGAACATGAAGAATTTATTAAAAATTATGAAGGTTGGGTTTTAGTTGACCGATATATAGATGAAGGTAAAAGTGCAACAACGACAAAAGGAAGAAATGACTTTAAAAGACTTTTAGCAGATATGGAAAAAGATAAATTTGATGTCATTCTAATCAAAATCATTGACAGGGGCTGGAGAAATTCTTTAGACTGGAAGCTGTTTGAAAAAATGCTGATCGTTAATAAAAAGCAATTATTTATTAAGTCAAGAAATGCTTTTTATGACTTTAATAATCCTACTGATTATATGGCAACTGGTTTTGAAGCCCAATTCGCAGAGTGGAGTTCAATTAATCAATCAATAAAAATGAATCAAGCTCATCAGACAAGAATGAAGAAGGGAACTGTCGTCACAAATGGTAAATTATGGGGATATAATCAGGTTAATTCTAAACTTGAAATTAATGAAGAAGAAGCCGAAATAATAAGATATATTTTTAATTCTTATATTACTGGAAAAGGATTTAGAACAATAGCTAATGAATTGAATGAAAAAGGAATCAAAAATAGGAATGGGAAACCTTTTGCTTTAACTACTTTAAAAAGGATAATAAGGCAGGAAAAATATAAAGGTGTTTTGATATGCGGCAAAAAGCACAAAAATTTTTGGACGAAAGAATATGAAGCAGTCCCAGAAGATGAATGGATAATTCATGAAAATGCTGTTCCAGCAATTGTTACGGCTGAAATGTGGCAGAAAGCAAATGATATTTTAGATGGCAAAAGAATGGAAACAGGAATAAATGACAAACGAAAGATCGTTGGTTATTTTAACGGAAGCTATTCATATTCAGGGAAGATAAAGTGCGGAAAATGCGAAAAGCCATATTATCACTCTGTTTATACCACAGGCAAAAATAAGGACAAAAAATTAAAGACATGGGAATGCAGGGGCTATAGGGAACATGGGAAAAAGTCTGTAGATGGCTGTGATAATGTTAGGATACTTGAAAATGAAATGGATAGTATCATAAAGCAAGCTATTTTCATGTTTTGGGAAAACAAAGACGAAACCATTGACGAAGCAATATCAATTTTGGATGAAGCCTTATCTGTAGGTGTGGATAAGAATACCCTGAACAAGCTTAATACAGAAAAAAACAAAATTGAGATTCAGAAGGAGAAGCTGATTGAACTATATGCAGAAGAGATCATAGACAAAATGGAGTTCAAGGCAAGGAATGATAAATGCATCCAACAGCTTGATAATATAAATAAATCCATAGAAGATTTGAATGAAAGACAGCAGATTACTCTTGATAAGAGAGAAAGACTATTGAAGTTCAAAGAATTCTTCGATACTAATCTAACCGCTGACAATCTAACGGAATCTATTATAAAGGATTTCTTGACAGAAGTGGTTGTTTATCCAGACAATACTATTCATGTTGTTCTAGATCAGAATCATAGGTTTATAGCCCAAAAAGACAAGAATGGTTATAGTTTCCCAAACGTGACCAATCATGGACCGCATCGATATGCATATCGAGATCATGCCGGTAAAGTACAGGGAGCTCGTTGAAATGGATTCCCCGGAAGCCGGCGCTTCCGGGGCGCTTCCTGTGAGGACTTCAGAAGTCATGAGGCAGGAGGTGGAAGCGGCCAGGCAGATCCAGCTGGAACGCTACCGGGACGAAGAAATATCGTACAATTCACAGTTAACACCAGGGTTAATCAAAAAATATTGCCCCCTGGACAGAGAAACGAAAAACCTGCTGGAAACGGCTTTTCATAAATTATCTCTCAGCGCCAGAGCACATCATAAAATAATAAAGATGGGAAGAACCATCGCGGATATGGAGGGTGCTGAAAAGATCGGAGTCAGGCATATCGCCGAGGCGATCCAGTACCGCAGCCTCGATAAAATGTACAGGGGACTGTAGCGGAGTACAGAAGAACAGAGGAATAGAGGACAGGACAGAAGACAGGATAGAAGCGTTTCGGCCACGGAAGGACCGTCTCCACAGCCAACAGGAGACAGAACGGCAGATCGAAGGTAAAAGACAGAGCAGAGGACAGAGGATAATCGGCATGGGATTAAAAAATGAAAAATATGATCAGATTAAAACAGAACAGATCAAACAGGTGGAACTCGGCGGCAAGGATTATCCGGAACTGCTGAATTATATCAGCGACCCTCCGAAAAAGCTTTATTATACGGGAGATATCACCCTTGCAAGCAAACCTGCCATCGCCGTCGTAGGCGCGAGAAAGGCCACCTCATACGGGAAATGGGCCGCTTACGGATTTGCTTCAAAGCTGTCGGAATACGGGGTCGTCGTAGTCAGCGGAATGGCTTACGGAATCGACTCCTTTGCTCATAAGGGAGCGGTTGAAAATCAGGGCAAAACCATCGCCGTACTGGGCTGCGGGGTCGATATCTGCTATCCCGAATCCAATAAGTTGCTGCGCGAGAATATTTTAAAAGACGGATTGATCATTTCCGAATATGAGCCCGGCGTTCCGCCTCTGCCTTATCGATTTCCCCTGCGAAACCGCATTATCAGCGGCCTTTGCATCGGAACCATCATCGTCGAAGCGAGCCTGAGCAGCGGTTCCCTGATCACAGCCGAATGTGCGGCGGAACAGGGAAGGAATATTTACGCTTTGCCGGGGAATATAAATAGTATGTACAGCTTCGGAACGAACAAGCTCATCAAGGACGGCGCCACGCCGCTCACCGTCTTTGACGACATCATCGACGAACTGGGGATCCGCAGGAAGAGCCCCTCCGCGCTGAAAATCAAGCTGGGAAAGGATGAAAAGGAAATCTATGAATACATACTTCAATCCGGAGAGACGACGGCTGATTCCATCTGCAGGAGCGCACGCAAACCGCCTTCGGAGGTCAACGCTATCGTGACAATTCTGGAGATGAAGGGTCTGCTGCAAACCGCAATTGGAAAAATTTTTATTGCAAAATAAATATTTTGGAAATATAATCTCTTCTTGAAGTAGTAAACACATTTAAAGGAGGCTTACCATGGCGGATAAAAACCTGGTAATCGTTGAATCTCCGTCGAAGGCGAAGACCATAGGCAAATTCCTGGGCACCAAATACAAAGTGGTTGCATCGGTGGGACATATCAGAGATTTGCCGAAGAGCAAGCTGGGAATCAATATCGAAAAAAACTTTGAACCTGAATATATATCCATCAGAGGAAAAGGCGATGTAATCAAAGCAATGAAGAAGGAAGCAAAGGATGCGGGTAAGGTTTACCTTGCAACCGACCCTGACCGCGAGGGCGAGGCGATTTCCTGGCACATTGCTTATTTGCTGGGCATCGATGAAAAAGTACCGTGCCGGATCGTATTCAATGAAATAACCAAGGGAGCGATACAGAATGCGGTAAAGCATCCGAGGGCCATCGATAA